TTGCGTGAATTAGGAATATTTTAATACAGAAATCATGAAGAGATATAACATTATGTTCTCCGTAGGCAGAGCAAAGTACGTGGTAAACTACCATGACGGAATCAAGACTCATGGGGATGGCTCGCCATTCTATGACATGAGCATATTAAAAAACAAAACAGACTTAAACGCCTTCGTGTCACAGCTAGAGGCTGAAGGGTACAAGAAATCATAACTAAACACACAAAACCATGAAAAACTTTTTTATGAAAGAGTCATCCCAATCGTTTATCAACATTGGTTTGGCAATCTATATTCTAATAGGATTGATGATATCATTCATTGGTAATCAATTCATTGATAACTTAGTGTATCCTACTAGTTTATTAGTAAGTCTAGTTCTTTTACTCGCCTACAATTATTGGATAAGCGAGGAGTTATATAAACGACGTAAACAATAAGCCATGAAAAATCTATTTGGATTCGTAGACAGGCTACTCGACAACAGGGTAGCCTACTACAACCTAGCCACGGGTGATGATTGTGAGCCAACAACAAAGCTATGGATGTCGAAGTCCTCAATGAACATTGAAGGCGATGAGGTCAGACGTTCGATCGAAAAGCATTTGAAGCGGTTTATCGCTGACTACGGGTATCAATTATACTTCGAGGACACTTATGTGGTTGGGGTACTGACTGACGGGAATGTTACATTTATGTTGGGAACATGTTGAAAATATGTTGCATAGATGCCCGTAAACACTGGGATTATGACGATATGTTGGTTTGTAGACACTTTTTTCTTATTTCTTGTATTTTTATTTTTTGCTCAGAATATAGGATAGTTTCAACATACTAACATGAAGTACTATACATCAGACACTTAGCCAAAAAGTTTTAACATAAATTCAACATAAATTCAACATTATGAAGTTTCTTGTAACATATTTCAGTGCATCTACCTCGTTGGGGTTGGGCCTGCTGTTCGGTATGCTTGGAGCACCGACAATATTTGTGGTAATACTTGTACCTGTTGCGTTCGTCGTCATCTTGGTGTTGGTCAATCTGTTTGTCAGCCTAGAGATACAGGATGAGATAAACAGGCAGAGGGCCATGGCTGTCTTCGAGTATCGGACACAGGGTATAGCGAAAAAAATCATGTATAAAGTTGTAAAACAAATCTAGGTTAGTTATATTTGCTGCAACCCAAATACGCCTATCTCATCACTGCGTAAGACGTTTACACGTTGCATAAGTGTATAGGCTGACAGCTCGGAAAGACGAGCACATGCTCACGTGGTGGAAGGTAGACACGACGTAGTGGGGTTCGAGTCCCCACGGATGGTGCAGGTTCGAGTCCTGCCGTGAGCACGAGGGGTGAGGACCGACTACGCAGCCCCAATAGATAAGAGGAAAAGCTTTTAGGAAGCAAGTCCAAATTGATGGCCAAAGTTGCGAAAGGTGACAAACGGGGAAAGACCCGTACATAGTCAGGTGGCGGAATGGTAGACGCTGAATAAATAAGTTGATAGTGACTCCTCCAAGGTTTATTTCAACAATACAGGTTCGAATCCTGTCCTGACTACGGATGAGCAATCCAAACTTGATCTGTGACAGCTGGAAAGACAGCAAGTCACGTAGCTTGGGGAAAGCACCTAGCGGTTAACTAGGGGAAGGTGGTTCGACTCCACCCGTGACTACAACATGTTTTCATGTTGTGTTTAATGGTTAGTTAGGTAAGGTGGGCCACTACGGGAGTGTGGCAGTTTGGACCATTAGCTCAATCGGTTAGAGCATCTGACTCATAATCAGAAGGTCGCAGGTTCGAGTCCTGCATGGTCCACTAAAATCAAATGTTATGAAGAAGTACAGAGTATTAGTAAAGCACAAGAAGAACACGCCATCGGTGATGGTGTTTAACTTCGCAGCCGACGACTTTCAGCAGTTGGCCATTGCAATCAACGCCTTCCTATCGGAGTACATGGATGACGACACGTGGGACGTGGTAGGGGTAAGCCGTTTGGTATGCATGATAGACATCGAGGAAATTTATCTAAACTAACGATATGATTATCCTAGCAATTTTATTGACGTTCGCACTGATGGTCGGTGTGGCGTTAGGTCGGAACAACGTATTAAAAGTACCTGTGGTGGTGGTGTGTTACCTATCCATCTTGGTAATGGTTCAGTTATACTTTAAAAATTAAGAGAGATGAAAACAGAGATGGACAGAATGATTGAACACATCGACGAGATGGTTCGATTGGATGAGCACACGACAGAGGGAAAGCAGTACCTCGATCATTTTCGACGTGTCGCTGAGAGTTATAAAAAAGAGCAGAAGTTTGGATTCCTAGACGGTTTCACTATAGGTGTTAGTGTCGGAATTATATTCACCTGCTTGGGCGTAGTATTATTTGTAAACATGTACGTATGAAGCTATATGAATTGCCGAGTGGTGCTAGGTGCATCATCGATGGTCTGGAGTTCGGGCCAGTTGACGGAGAGAAGTCAGCATTGGGAGAGATTATTTTCATGAACATGGACGGCATGTATGCCAAGTGGCTGACATTTGATGGTGTACAGCTAGACTTCAACGTCGATGGTAATTTTGAATTGAATGAGGACGGAGTATATATCCATACCACCGATTGAGGAGAAGGTAGCCTTGGTTCAGAGGTACATCTTTGAGCAGAAGGGAGTGAATGTAAATGTAATTTTTAATAACCCGTTCGTCATCGAGCAGCATATGTACATGCTGGACGTGGCGTACTTAATATCTAAGAAACATTATGAAGTGGTTCAAGAAGAAGGAGGCCGAGAAGCCTAGGTTACGCATCCGTAGTACGGTATATCCTGACGGAAAGATTTTGGAGTGGTATGGTGCTGTAGACAAGCCCAATAAATTAAAAACTGTATTTGATAAGTTATGAAGAAGGTAAAAGTAGTTAACGCCCGTAACTGGTATATATGCCACGAGGGTGAGATTTTCGATGCGGTAATTGAGACAGAAGACAAGTATTTTGTTAATTATCGATCGGCTCAGCGTTCGATTCCAAAGTGTGATTGTGAAGAATTGCCTGTGACGTTTTTGGACGTGCTTGAAGTTCATATGCAAGACCCATCTGTTGAAAGCTGGGATTTGTTTGGTGAATCCTTCCAGATGAAGATAAACAAGACATACGATGACATCCACGACACGCACTACGACAACAGCAACGGGTCTCTGTACAAGTTTGCCGAGGACCACAAGCTGAACGCATGGGAGTTCGACATCATCAAGAGGGTTGTAAGGTGTCGCAACAAGGGGCAGTTTACATCTGACTTGGAGAAGACAAAGCGAGTTATTGACCTATACTTGAAGGAGCATGGTCGTTAGTCTGATAATTATGATAGCCCTGCTGTTCGTTAGAGAGGACAGCAGGGTTGAACGTAGGCCTGTCTATAAATTTGAAGAGCCGACTGACTGGGCATATGACAGCACGGTAAGTGAGTCACGCAAGCAGTACTACGAGGAGGTATACGTTGTAGAGATCGAGGAGTGGAAGAGGGATCATATGTGATTGCATATAATAATATGCAGAAGTGGGTATTTTATATGCTTTTGCATATTATATTGTCAGGTTATAGGCTGAAAAAAGTTGACATTTCTTCAGTTTATACCCTTAAAAAGTGCAGTATGATACACTTTATAACGTAAAATACTCTTTACAAAAACTATTAAAAACGTAAAAACTATTTAGCTATGGAATTTATATTAGGATTTATCACAGGAGCATTTGTAGTGTTTGCTGTGGCAATGAGACTCAAGGTTGAGTTGATGAAACAAATAGACGAACTAAAAGATTTCGACACATGGAAAGAATGGAAAAACAAACAGCAGTAGAATGGTTATTTAGATGGATGATTGACAATAAAGATTCAATTATTGAAGAAAGATTACAGGCTTTAGAACAAGCCAAAGCAATGGAGAAAGAGCAAATGCATAAATGTGCTTCATTTTGGAGAGGAAAGGAAAATGAAATTGAAAAGCCAATTTTTGAAAAATACTATAAAGAAACTTTTGCAGAAATTGATTTAGATATAGCTATAATGGTATTAGAAGATTTCCAAGAATGGAGATTAGGAAATGTAGAAGAATTTTTACAAACGCCGAAAATACTAACTGAATCAATTGATACAATAATCAATTATTTAAAATCAGAATAAGATGAAGCAGACAGCAGCACAATGGCTTGAGGAATGTATCAAAATAGGACTAACCTATGAACAAGAAGTAATGTTTGAAGGATTATTTCAACAAGCCAAAGAAATGAATCTAGAAGAAATCAAGCAAGCCTACGAAGACGGCAAGCGAGATGCCTACAAGCAGGATGACGTGCCGACAGCTGAGGAATATATATATCAAAAATATAAATTATGAGAAACTTTGACGACAAGTTGCTCGACTGCTACAGGGAGTTGTATGCACGAGCCACACCATCGGCTGACTTTGACGAGCTGATGGCCAACGCACCAACAAACGAGCATGGGAGAAAGGTTATTGACTTTATGAGCTACGAGCTGGACCATCCAGAGTTCATGAAGATATTGAATAAGTACTCTAGGTCTGTGCCGAAGCTATACAGACAGAGATTCGAGAATACCATCCTACTGGGATGTTCACCTAAATATAAAGAGTTATGAAAGCATGGAATGACTTAGAGAATGATCCGTACATTACGTTGTACTGGACGGGCGATGAAAGAAATCCAGACACACACTGGTACATGGACCACGGTGTAAAGATTGAGCAGATGAAGGATGGCACGATTGAAATCAACAACGCCATGGTAGGTGGTGACTTCTACAAGAAGGTGACCGACGCTCAGTACGAGGTGTTCGCAGAAAAAGGTTGGTTCCTCGGATGTTATAATGTGTGTATTGACACGTATAAAGAGAGACTACGCAAGGTTGATGTCTTGATATCACTTGAGAAGGAGCGAGGAAACACCGAGTTGTGTGAGGAGCTGGAAGGTAGACGAGGAACTTTGAGAAATAAATTGTTCCGATATGTTGAACTTTCAGAAAATTTTAATAGTTTTGTAACCCAATAATTCAAATTTAATATGCACTGGAGACAAATGTTTAGTGACGAGAAGTATCTCGGAAGCTACAGTTTAGAGAGAGACGGTAAGTATGAAGCCGTGATCGTTACGATCGAAAACATATATCAAGGAGAGTTTACATCACAGGCAGGCAAGGAGCAGCGACCGTTCGTCAAGCTTCGAGAGTTCGACAAGCCTATGGTGGTCAATCGAACGAACTTCAAGAGACTAGAGAAGTTCTTCCAATCATTCGACTTCAACGACTACATCGGCAAGCAGATTGTACTTGGAGTGGAGCACGTGTCATCGCCAGAGGGTATCGTCCCAGCGTTGCGATTCAGCACACGTCCTATCCCCAAGCAGGAGAAACCGATGATGCCAGAAGAACAGATGGAGAAGGCTATCGCATCAGTGATGGCAGGCAAGACCACTGTCGAAAAGATTGAGGCTAAGTATAGCTTGACACCAGAACAGAAGAGTAAACTAACACAATAAAACATGTTTGATATTAGATTTCGTGCATCAACGGCCGCCCCGTTGTTCCTAGGAGAAGACGGCCTAACAGAGAAGCAGCAAGAGGAGTTGGACAAGTTGTTGGACAAGCCGACGGACAAGCTGACAGCTATACAGAGGGACAAGGTTAACGAGCTTCTTCGGAAGAGGGATGAGGTTAAACTTCCCAAGGGAGCTAGGTCACACATCGAGGAGCTTGTGGACCAATACGTTTATAAGTACACCCCGACGTTCGACAGTAAGGAGACCAAGAAGGGAATCATGATGGAGTCATATGCGATTGAGTTCTTGAGCACTCAATGGTTCGCCAACTTCCAGAAGTCAGAGTCAAGCCTTTCTTATGGTGCAATGGTAGGTCACCCAGACATCGAGGACGAGGAGTCTAGAATGATCGTCGACATCAAGTGTTCATGGAGCAAGAAGACCTTCCCAAAACTTCCTATGTTCATAGACAACAGCACATACGAGTGGCAAGGCAAGTTGTACCTGTACATGAAGAGTAAGATGACTGGCCAAGACTGGCGTACGTTCCGACTAGCATACGTGCTGATGAACACGCCAGAGGAATTGGTCCCAGAGTGGGAACAGGATGACTTACATTATGTAGAGCATTTAGACCCTAAGTATCGAATAACATACGTTGAGTATGAGCTGACAGACGCAGACATCAAGAAGATCGAGTCACGTCTGGAGCTGGCCCTCAAGTATGCAGATGAGTATTTTAATCAATTAACAAATAAATAGTATGTACAAAGCAAAAGGAGTCGTAAAGACAATTGGACCTACAGTCAATGTGACTGAGAAGTTCAGCAAGAGAGAGTTCGTAATCGAGATGAAGGACGGAATGTATCCTCAGTCTATTCAGTTTCAGATGGCGCAGGACAAGTGTTCACTGTTGGACACTGTAGGTATTGGTCAAGATGTAGAGGTGTCGTTCAATCTGAGGGGACGTGAGTGGACAGACCCTAAGACGGGGCAGATTAAGGTGTTCAACACACTAGATGCGTTCCGTATTGAGGCAGATGGACCAGCAACACCTAAGCCAGTAGCCGTAGCCGTAGCTGCCGAACCAGTTGCAGCTGTAACTACAGCAACTCCATCAGAGGAGGAGGAGCTTCCGTTTTAATTGAATCAAATCACTGGGGCAGGTAAATCAGCCTGCCCCTATTAAAATCTTTTCATGGTAACTATTTTTGAGAGTATACACAAGACGGACAAGCCGTTCCACATCACGATAGACACTGCGCTAGAACGTGTGAGGAGTGGCAAGTCTAGGGCAATCTGTGAGGAGGTAAGGAGTTGTCAGACAAAGGCTGAGCGTAACGTGATAAAGAAGAAGTTGCCAGCTGTCTGTTTCTCTGGAAGCTTTTCAAAACGGTCTTCTGATGGACTTGTAGCTCATTCTGGATTCATTTGTATCGATTTCGACGGTTTTAAGGACCAAAATGAGCTTGATTCCAAAAAATTTGAGCTTGAAATTGACATGTACACGTATGCATGTTTTATATCGCCATCTGGAGATGGATTAAAGGTTCTAGTTAAAATACCACAAGATGAAAAAAATCACAAGGGATACTTTGAAGCACTGGCTGATTATTACGCCAGTCCAAATTTTGATATGGCTTGTTCTGATGTTAGTCGTGTGTGTTACGAGTCTTACGATCCTAACATTTACATCGACAAGGAATCTGATGTATGGACTAAGGTTAAAGAAAAGACCAGTACAACACCCAAGAAAATCAGCATTCCGCTCAACGACGACAACAAAACCATAGAGTATCTCAAGAGATGGTGGAACAAGGACTATGGTCTGGTATCTGGCGCACGCAACAAGAATATATTCATTCTTGCGGCCGCATACAATCAGTACGGCATTCCTTTCGAGACCGCATTGAGTTCTATATGTGAATACGAGCAGTCGGACTTCCCTGCATCAGAGATTACGACGGCAGTTCGTTCCGCATACAGAAACACAGCAGACTTCAACACGAAGAAGTTTGAGGACGAGGAGAAGGTCAACATAGTGACTGGCATGTTGTCCAAGTCTATACCTG